TTCTGTAGTCGCAACCATAGCTTTCTTGGCTGTCTCCGTTGCCACGGCTGCTGCGTCGGTGGCGGTCTTTGAACGCTGCGATTGACAAGACAAACGTCGCAGAGGGCGAGCGTGCCGAAGCCGAAAGACTACGTGCGGAAGCCGAGTCTACACGCAGTCGCGAAGAGGGCATCCGCCAGGAGTCGGAAACCGAGCGTGTACGACAGGAAACAGCGAGAGAAACCGCGGAAGCAACTCGTCAGGAGTCGGAAACCGAGCGAGAAAAGGCTGATGTCGAGCGCGCGAAGCGTGTGTCCGAAGCAATATCCAGCACGTCCTCTGCCGCAAAGACCGCCACCGACGCAGCAGCCGTGGCAACGGAGACAGCCAAGAAAGCTATGGTTGCGACTACAGAAGCGGAGAGGGTGAACGCCGAGCTAAGGGGCAACGTGCTCGTAGTGACCGATAGAAATGGCGATGTCAGCACTCTTGACTTCGAGCAGTGGGACTTGGAGGAGCGAGTGAATATTACCATGACGACATCTGTTGCTGGAGTAAGCGTAAAAGGCGTAGCGGTGAACGTCTTCCTTAATGGCTCTTCGGCATTCACAAAGTACACTACGGATGCCGACGGCAAGGTGTCGTTCACAATCCCAAGAGGAACAATGTACAGAATAGCCTTTCAAGAGTTGAAAGGCTGCGACCCCCTCCCTTCCCTCGTTTATACCGCCGCACTGAGGGTGCGCGACATCAACGTGGAGTATAAGCCGATAAGCGACGAGAAGGCTTCCGTGGTAGTAACGGTAGACAAAGCAGAGGACGGCAAGGTAAGTCCGTTTCCAGGAGTATCACTAACCTGCGCCATTACTAACGGCGACACCATAACCACGGAAACCGACAGCGACGGAAAGGTGACATTTCGCGTGCCATACAACAAGAAGTACAAGATTACCGCTGCCCAAAAAGATGGCTATTATGTTTTTCGCGGCGTGTATGAAAAGAATGGCGTGGCAGATATAGAAGAACACAATCTCTACTTCCACTTCTACCCTACTACGTCGGGCGTGTTCATCCTTGACGCTACGGGCGCACAATATACAGCGGACGAGTGGCAGGCGGCTGGCAAGACAAAAGAAGAGGCGGTGCTCATAAAGCTCGTGACGCAGAACCTCGCCAATGGCAACAACTGCTTCGGCTTTTCGCCGGCAGCCTTACAAGCTGGCTATCCAAACAAACAATGGTGTACACAGAACGTACAGTTTAACAACATTCCTATAAACGGCAATAATGTGAACGATGCACTGTACTACAGTGGCTTGAAATCGTCAAGACTTGTGCGCGAAGAAGCGGAGGAGCGCGGATTGTCCGTACCGCTATTCACTTATGCCTATGAGCAGACGGTGGATTTGGCTGATGTTCAGCTGCATGGTTTTATTTTGGCGATTGGGCAGATGATAGAAATAAATGTGAACAAAACTCTTGTGGATGAGGTGGTAAAGGTTCTATATGGCAGTAACGCGAAACTATTCAGCTCGCTGTCTTCGCTAGGTAAATGGACTTCTACGCAGGGCAATGCCGCATTCGCTTGGTACTTTAGTTCCAGTCCGTTCATCTACTACAAGTCGTACAGCTTCATGGCTCTGTCGGTCTTCGCTTGTTAATCTCTTTATCTCTTTATCTCTCCGCTCACCGCCTGCGGTGAGCGGTCGGCAAGAGGAAGAGGGCAAGCAAAATAAATATACAAAACATTTAAACATGGCATACACGGAGACTTTGTTCATCTATAAGGACACCTATCTGCTCTGCAAGCTCCTGCTTCAGTATAGCAAGAACGTGAGTCGCATTATTAGATATGGTGCTTATGAAATTGCTATCAGCAAGGCTTGCACGGCTCTTGATGTTGTAAGACGTATTAATGAGAGCTTTGAGCATAGAGAGGAAAACTTGCATGAATATATATTGCTCATGTCGGAGGTCAAATCGAGAATCAACCTCTTCACCGACGCGGATTTCTTGCCAGTCAAGACCGCGACAAACCTTAATCATCAAGTGGATAAGGTACTGAAAGAGGCGTATGGTTGGCGAAAGACAGAGCGAAATCGCAAAGGTGAGAACCGTGGAGTGTGAACAACACGGGAGAGCCGTCACGAATGTGACAAGGGGTGTTGACACGCAACTCCGAAAGGAGAAGTGTTCAGACCGCAAGGAGAAAACGCCGAGAACGCAGAACAATGCCACAAACGCTTGGAACTTTAGTTCCAGTCCGAACAACAACAACAAGTCGAACAGCAACATGGCTCTGTCGGTCTTCGATTATCCATAAGTGACGATACTCGCCGTGTGTGCCAATTTAAACGATAGAAAAATAGATATAGATACGAAGTGAAGGAATATGTCACGCTCGATTTTGTCTACGAGGCATATAGGGATTGTCGCAAGCATAAAGGCTCAACCGAGAGCTGCATGGAATACACGACAAAATATATTGCCGAGAATTATCTTCTGTATAAGGAGTTGAACAGTATGACATACACGATAGGTGAGAGTAAAGCCTTCTGTGTTACGAAGCCTGTACTAAGGGAGGTATTCTGTGCTAAGTTTCGTGACCGAATAGTACATCATCTGCTCGCTTTGAAGTTTGGCGATATACTCGACGAAGAACTGACAGACAGAGCTTACGCCTGCCGCAAGGGCAAAGGTACGGACTACGGCATTGATGATGTGAGGGCACAGATAGAACGTGTGACGGACGGCTACAGGCGCGAGGCGTGGATATTGAAGTGTGACTTGCAGGGTTTCTTTATGAGCATCGACCGTATGTTGCTATACAAACTCCTCGAACGCACGATAAGGGAGAGGTATGACGGCGACGATATAGAATGGTGGCTGTGGTTGTGGAAATTAGTTGTGTTGCACGACCCGACAAAGAACTGCGTCAAGGTGGGCGACTTGACCCTATGGGATAGACTTCCGAAGAACAAATCACTGTTCACCTGCGGAGAGGGCAAGGGTCTACCGATAGGCAATCTCCCGAGCCAACTGCTTGCCAACCTCCTGCTCGCCGACTTTGACCGAGAGGTAATTAACAGGCTTGGAAGTAGTGGCGGTTACGGCAGGTATGTGGATGATTTTGTTGCGATACATCCCGACAGACGTTTGTTGCATACTACATTACAATGGGCGCGAGAATATCTGCGCACGGAGCTTGAATTGACACTACATCCGCGAAAGATAAGCCTACAACGGGCAAGTTCGGGTGTGAGGTTTACTGGAGTAATGATAAGACCTGGCAGATTGCTCGCAAACAGCAGAACGATAGAGCATCTGTATCAAGTGATAGACGAGTTTGGTATAAAGGAAAATCCGCAAGGCGAGGAACTTGCAAGATATGTCAATCGCATTAATAGTCTGTTCGGCTTGCTTATACATCGCAATACATACAGCATAAGGCATAAGGCGTGGCGTATGATGCCATACAAGGATAGAGTATATTGCGTTAACATGACAAAAATTAAAATTAATAGTAAATACAAATAAAGGCTATGAAGAAAACGATTAGTTTTGTCCGCACGTTCATCCCTGCGGATCTGTTTAAAAAGGAATATGCGTTGGGAGGTCTGACCATTCATCATCTCAATGAGCAGTTGAATGTTGAGATGAACGCATACGAGTGTTTTGAGTGTTCCGTGCGCAGCGGCGAATACACGCAGGATGAGGTTATGGCTGCGTTTGCGGAGTTTAAGGCAAAGCTCGCAGCGTCAGAGCTTGCAACGGCGAAGGCACAGAAGTTGGCAGAGATAGATGCTTACGACACGTCCGACGAGGTGAATAGCTTTTTGGTAGACGGCACAAGTATGTGGCTCGACAAGGCTACACGTGTCGGTCTTATGAACTCTACTACTATCGCCAAAAACTTGGGGCAAGAGAAAGTCGCATTGTGGCTTGGCAGTACACAGCTAACACTCGCCTGCGACAAGGCTATAAGCCTACTCTCTGCCATTGAGATGTACGCGGTAAAGTGCTTCGATACTACGGCGGCGCACAAGAAGGCAGTGAGCGAGCTGACAACCATTGAGGAGGTGGAGAAGCACGACATCACGGCAGGCTACCCCGAGAAACTGGAGATAACAACGTACGATTAACAATAAAATTCAAATATCATGGAAGTAAAAGTAAGACGAATAGCAAAAAAGGAGACATATACCATCGGCAAGATGTATATTGATGGTGCATACGTCTGCGACACACTCGAAGACAAAGACAGAGGGCTGACCTCGATGATGAGTGTGGCGCAGATATGCGGAGTGAAGATTAAAGGCGAAACCGCCATACCTACAGGCAGATACCTCGTAGATATGAAGACTGTATCGCCACGCTTCGGAGGTCGGGCGCAGTACCAGTTCTGCAAGGGCAGACTGCCAAGGTTGTGCAATACGCCCGGCTACCAAGGTGTGCTGATACACATCGGCAACACCGCGAAGGACACGGAGGGCTGCATCCTCGTAGGCGAGAACAAGGCGGTCGGTCAGGTGCTGAACTCCACGGCGACGTTTAAGAAGGTGTACGCCATGCTGAAAGCGGCTGACGAGAGAGGAGAACGGATTTGGATAACAATAGAGTAAGGAGGTGCAGATGGATATAAGGGGAATACTGATGCTGCTGAACTGCATCATATTGGGAGCGACAACGCTCTTTATCTTCTACAAGGCAGCGCAGCTCGATATGGTAGATGAAGGCTACGACGAGAACAAGCGAAACCGACAAGGTGCTATCGGTTGGTTTGTGGCTTCGGTGTTCGTAGGCGTTCTTGCACTGCCAGTAATGGTGCTGCGAGAGGTGTATCAGTGGAAACGGTACAAGCTACCGGACATTGAGTGGGATGATATTTGCCGCTACGGATTTACTATTGTTATCGGCTCTATGCTGCACGTACTCTTGCTTGTTGTGGTTACGCCATCTTCTTGCTGACAGCGCAGGCTAAAGGGTCAAATCAAAAGCCGCTTCCATTCCTCACGAACAGAAGCGGCCCAACTTTTAATACTTTACAGATATATGACTAAGAGCCATATTCTTGTCTGCAAAGGTACAATAATTTTCTTTGTTTTCACAACGAATTTCACATATTTCACGAATACATCTGTGTCCTCCGCGTCCTCTGTAGTTTTTCACAATACCTTATTTTACTTTCTTCCACACCCATGCTGTCTGCGCATTTCCCTCGTTGTAGAACATCATCTTGTCCTTCTCTCTTATGTAGATAAACGAATAGGAACGCATGTCGGGTGTGAGATATTCGTTGAACGATACGTGTCCGTTCTTTGTCGCGCAGATGGATGTAAAGTCTACGTCGATGCTCGGAGCCGTGTACCTAACCTTGCCCTTCTTACTCACCGTCATCGTAAAAAGCACGCTACCTTCGTTGTTATACCCCGTCGCCTGCCATGTGCCTACGAGAGCACCGTCATGGTCGGAATTGTCGGTGTAGTCAACGAAGTCGTTGCTTGTACCATAGCTCACCATGTAACTGCTCAGTTCGTGTGCATCACCATTTGGGGCTGTAGCTTCGATACTCTTGAAGTTTGATCGCAGTTCGGTAATTGTGAGCGAGCCATAAAGGATGTCGTTCCAGTCGAATCCTTCGTATGCGCCTGACGTGAACGTGGTGACGAGCTTGCCGTCGGCTACAGCCCACGTGCCGAAGAAGTTCGACTCTGCCCACGTGAGCGAACCTGAAGTGACACCGCCGCTGCTCATACAAGATACCAGGCGGTTGCGGTAGAAGCGAAACTCGCTGCGCTTGTTGTTGTCCAGATACCACTTATACCCCGTGATGTATTCTTCCACACGCTTCTCACTGAACGTGCCGTCGTCGTCGTCGCTGCTGCAACTGCCCATACTCACACATGCTGCTGTCATCATCGTCAACAGCAGCATCATTCTAAAGATTTTCTTCATACATTAATATTTTTATACGTTAGTACTTTCGTAGGTTTATATATTTTTGTTTTCTGTCATTCAATGTTTTATAATACCGTCATCACAAGATTGGCAATCCTTACAGCTACATGCGCTCGCTCGTCACCGACGACCTCAAGGTGATGCTCGCCGGCAACGACATCACGGGTGGCGTAGTGGCTGGCGCACTCTTTTATTTAATGAAGAAAAAGAAGAGAAAGA